TTGAAATCAATTTGAATGAATTCAGCTGTCTTTGTTGGTTGTAAGTAGATAGCTCCTTTAAGGATATTTCTATCAATTACATCTGGTGTGTTATTTGTTTCATCCATTACTACTCTGAAAGCGTATAAACCTTGTCTTTGTTGAATTCCCTCTAAATAAGGATTAACAATGTTTAAGAATCTGTTACGAGTTTCAGATGAGTTTTGTTCGAATACCAAATATTTTGAAGTTGAAGCGATATACTTTCTAACAGTCAATAGTAATCTTCTTACGTTGATTCTATCTAATGCTGATGGTTTATCTTGTAAAGTTTTCTGACCCCATACTACGATACCTTGTCCTGGGAACTGGCAGATTGGGTTTACTTTACCATCATAAAGAGTATCTCTTTCAGCTTGTGTTAATCTATCCAATACAGCAACTGCTCCTACTAAACCACCTCTGTTCAAACCTGCTGGTGCGAACCATTCTGCTGCTACTCTATCGTTTGCTGCGAATACGCCAGGTAATAATACTGATGGTGGAACTGTAATAAGTTTGTTTGTATTGATATCAATTGTCTTAACCCATGGATAATAAGTTGCTGCGTAGTTTGTATCCAAACCACCTGCTAATGTATTACCTACTGTTGTAGAAATATTTACATCAGGATCACCCATTTCAGTAATGAAGAATGCATCTGCTCTTTGTTCAACCATATCAACAATTGCTGTGTGAACATATGAGTGGTCTGCTTTAGTTACACCAGGTGCAACAATCATATTGATATCCCACTCATCAGCGTTTGCTAATGCGTTAATATGCTTCATATACGCAACAGAACCAGAAGAAGTTGAATTTGTTAAATCAAATCCTTGTGTGTTACCTGCTGAAATATCTGAACCTTTATTGATTGCTACTGTTGGTGCCATACCATCAAAACCTTCTTGGAATGCCACTACAAATTGTGCTACTGAAGAACCTACTGATAAAGAACCACCATTAGTTACATCTAATCCAAATGCTGAATTTGAACCATTGCCTGCTCCGTTTGGAACTGGTTTTAAATAAATTTGGTTATCTGTATTATTATCTAAATCAATACCACCAAATTGTGTTGCAGATGCTGTTACAAATGATGCTGTTGGCATCATGTTTGCAAATCCTGCGGACATTGATACCGGTAATTGATATGCTGCGTGTCCAAATGGAACCGACTGAATAGGTGCTACTGTGTTTAAATTTTTAATTCTAATGTACTTAGATTGATTTACCCAATCACCTATTTCTGTAATTTTACCTGATGAATTAATTGATAATTTTCTATCACCAATTACTCTACTAATAAAGTTAGGAGAATTAGGGTCTAAGTTTACGTTTGCGAATGTTTCTAAAATGTTTCTTTTTTTATTAGTATCTGCAAAACCTCTAACAACAACTGTGAATGTACCATAGTCACTACCTGCTACTGAACCAGCTGCTTTAATATTTGTGATACCAATTTTAATTTCTGTATTTGCTGCGTTACCTACTGCTATGGTTTCAAATTGGAAAAGATTAAATCTTTCACCGGAAATTAATTGAGATTGAACATATGGTGTTACCGCTTCTTGTGCATCAAATGCGAAGTTTTGGTCATCTAAAACTACCACACTAGCCGAAGTTGTTGTATTAAATCCAACTCTGTGATTTTTAAAGAATCCATATACATATCCACCTTTAGCACCTCTTGGATTTGTCCCAAATACAGCTTCTATATTGTTTGTATCGTTAGGGTCAACTGATGAAGTTCCACTATAATTTGTTGAACCCGTTACAAACATTACAATATCACCACTTGTTAATAAACCATTACCTGCTGTAGTTGCTGATGAACCACTTAAGCCGGTTACAAGAGTATTATTATGTGTTGGGAAAAGTATACCAACCGATGCTGATACTAATCCTGTTCCTGCTGCTGAACCAGAAGTTGCTGTAATTAAAAGTGGATTCTGTGCGGTATATCCACCAACACCTACAACTCTACAAATAGTAGCAGTTCCTGCTTCTCTTAAATAATTTTGTACTGCTAAAGGAGTATAATAAGTTCCGTCAGCTTTACCAAAAAGAGTTTCAAATTCAGATTGTGAATTAACAATTGTTGGTACTGCTGGTCCTTTTAAAAACGGGCCAATGAATGCTGCTCCGATTTCCGATACACCTTGTTGTAAAAACGAAAGGTCGTTTTCTTTGGTGAATACGCCTGGTGATACTAATTTTTCTGCCATTT